GATGGCCGTAATATAATCTTTGCCATTAGGCAAACCCCAAATCATACGCTGTATTATTCCGCTCGTTCAAAAACATATCCCTTATTTTGCGCGCTATCTGCTGGTCAGTTCCTACCCAGCCGTACACGTTTGCCGTGACATTTACGCTCTGCCCTTTGTTTCCCACACCCAGGAATGCCTCACCGCCATGAGCTATAATTGGGACAGGTTGACCGATGGGGCCGGGTACGATACCGCCAAACTCCATAGAAGGCACAGCAAATGTTGGCATGGACAAAGGGGAAATATTAAATCCCAGGGCAGGAAGCCCGGGCAGGTCAATCTTTGGGAGAGAATTGAGCTTGTCGATAATCCAGTTGATAGCCGTTACTATTCCAAATATGACGGCTTTAATAGGTGCCAGCATGAAATCAACAAATCCTGCAAATGAACTTCTTATCTTTTCTGGTATGCTCTGGAAAAATGCCACTATCTCCGTCCAGTGAGTTTTGACTAATACACCCACAGCAATCAACCCCATGATGGCTGCAATCGCCAGACCAACAGGCCCCAGCATCAAAGTGAAACCAGAAGCTATCATCGGTAGCATCATCAATAGGGGGCCCAGTGTTACAAACACACCGCCGATAGCTGCGGTTATCATAATGAGCGTATTGACTAATGCTGGGTTAGCGTCTATCCATTCCATCACTTTTTGTATTATCGGTATGATGCGGTCTACGAGGCTTTTCAAAGTGGGCAGGAGCTTGGCTCCGACTTGCTCCGCCAAGTCCCCCATGTAATTCTTGATTTGCTCTATCGGGTCAGCCATAGCCTCGGCGGAACCGCCGAAACGTTCTTGCATTTGGGTTAGCGTTTCAACAGCAGTAGCCCCTTCTGCGACCACGATTCCATAACGTTTCAATAACGCTGTATCACCGATGGCAGCCCGCCCGACCAGCGTAGCGGCCGAAACCAAATCCATGTTTTTTGCAGCGGCCAAATCGGTAGCAAGCTGCAATTGTTTTAGAGACCCTTCGTATTGTCCTGTAATAGCGACAAGCTCAGAAAGTGCCTCTCGTTGAGGCCCATCGCCGAAGCTCGTTTTAGCCTGGGTAGCAGCAAGGCTTTTCTCTATCTCCACGGAAAGAGCACTATAGTCAGACCCCACATTCTGTAGTGCCTGGCTGAGTTGATTGATACCGATTTGTTCGTCAAGCGCTGCTTTTGTGGCCATCCCCAGGGACGCAGTAATGCCGGCGCCGATGCCTGTCATGACCTTGCCCATTTGTCCAAGATTCTTCTGGACTTTATCCAATTTCCCGCTTAGCTGTTTGTCATCCATGCCAAGCGTGATAAAGAGTTTTGCGATTTCTTTAGCCATTATTCCTCCGAAACGGCTTCACAGGATGTACGAGAAAGCCCCTTGTAGTTTCAAGCCGATGCTCATTCATTGATAGTTTCCGTACCACCCAATGCAGCGTTCCACATCCGCATCTGCGTTAGAAAGTCCTGCGGGTCTTGCTTTTTAGACTCTTTTCTCTGTGGCATAAAATCCTGCGGCTTGAAAGCCTTTTGCTTTTTCGGGTCACGGTTTATATTAGCCAGCACCGAGCATATTAAACCAGTCCGGTAATCAAGCCATTCTTCCCGCTCCGCATACCGCTTCCCCAGAGCGTTGTACTGCGCCATCGTCAGGTCAAGAAACTCATCCTCAGATAGTCCGAGATTCCACCTGGCAAACGACCACAAATCTAACCAGTCGGGGGTCTCTCCACTAAAGGGGATTCGGCTGCCTTCCCGACTGCCACCTCTTGCGCTTCAGCCAGTTTCTTTGCTATGTCACCGAGGTTGCTGTGCTTGTCAATCAGGTCTATGGCGGTGTCAAGTGTAAGCTCCTTGTCCTCATGCAACAGGCAAGCCCACAGTAATACGCTTATTTCCGTGGCCGTAAGCTCTGTGGTTTGGGCTTTCAATAAGTTTTTCCCGGTCTCTTTTTCAAAAGCCCGCATAGCACGTATTCCGAACTTCAGGTGGCGCTCTTTATCGAGCACGATAGCAATCTCTGGTGATAATTCATCAGGCATGTTCAACCTCCTTAAAATAGGGGGGGGGCTAAACGCCCCCCCCTAGCTTTACTTAGGCTCCCGCGCTCAGGCAGCGAATCGTGTAGGTTTTGTTCACCTTGCCCGTCTCGCCAACTATCACCGTGATTGTGGTAATCGCCCCGGGCGTCAGGTCGATTGCGCTCGATGCTACACCGCTGGTCACTGTATTCCCATTGACCGTGATGCTGGTTGCTCCGGCTGCTGTCACTGTTACCGTAACTGTAGCATCCGCCGTGGTGTCCACGATATAAGAATAAGTGCCTGCAGCATATGTCGGAATCTCGGCAAGTGCCCCCGCAACACTTCCTGTCACCAAAATGTCTGTTGGACCAGTAGCTGCCGTCACCGCCAGGACAGGTTTACCTGTGGCTTTGAATGATGCGGTGAATCCGAGTTTTCCATCATAGGGGAAAGTCGGCTCAAATGCCGTGCAGATAGCCGTCAGTGTCCATGTGAAAGCTGCTGATGTGGGGCCGGTAATTATTAATGTTTTGCTCGACCCCGCCTGCATGTCTGTTACAAGGGCAATCTGTCCGGTTGAGTCGCTCGAAATAAAATTGCCTTCAACAGTAAGTTCTCCACCGTCCCTCATCCCTGCCACAAATTCTCTGAATTGGTCTGACGAGTCATGCGTAGAGAGGTCGATAGTCTCTGCCTTCATCGATGGCCCGCCGATGCTGGTCAGTTCCGCCAGGTCTGCTCCATCCCAGTTAAAAGTTGTCCCGAATGCGCTAATTCCGCTTGTCATTTATTCCCTCCAATAATTCAATTATCCTATCAAGCTGCACTGATATATGCAGCAGAGTTTCCGTGTCCGGTAATTCACCCGTTCCCCCGCAAAGGTCGCAATCCTCCTCGACCTCTCCCATCTCTGTCATACTTACTGGCTTTTCAACCTTGATTTTCCCTGTGCCTTCGCATTTCTCACAAATCATAATTACTCCCGATGCCAGAGAATATAATCCTGAGCGATGTGGTAGAGTTTGGTCGTCTCTCCGTAAAAATCATTTTCATCTTCGTAGAAGCAGCCGTTGACCGCCACTCCACCGGCGCCGCCCATTGTCCCTGAATATCCCTGCAATGCTGCCTGAACCTGAGCGGCAACATCTTTGACTGATAAGTAAGTCTCGCCGAATATATCTACCTGAAAGCGCGGGTTAGCCAGCCCGGTGGCCCCGTCGTGAGTGTGGTCTCGATTTCCCGACACTTTGAAAAACACGATATAGGGCGTGTCAACATTCTGCGGAGCCTGAACATAATAGATTCGGTTAGAGACTAATGCCGTGATTCCGGATGTCCCCGCAAGTAACGTCAAGATAGCCTGCTCAATAATCATCTGCCACCCTCAGCAACCCGTTTTAATCCCTGCTGAATCTTCTCCATAACCGAGGCTTTCACACTATCCCATGCCGGTCTAACAAACGGATGCGCCGGCGCAGGATGAGGCCCGCCATGCCCGAACTCTACGAGGTGAGCGTGGGGAGCTTTGCGAGGTCTAATTCCAGCAAAGGCAACAGCAGGGTGATTTAATGTCGGATTTAAATATGCAGCATAAGTCGCTTTTTTTAAGTTACCAGTGGGGCCCTTCGGAGCATTCTGCTTGATTCTAGCCCGGACAGTTTTAGCACCTTCATACAATAGTTTTGTCTTGCCCTCGTTGACCTCTTTAATGAGCTTGTTGCATTCCCGCTCGAGGACATCAATTCCTTTTATGTAAATTTGAGAACCCCTACCAATTTGTATCTGATTCAATTTACCCGCTCCCTGTACATCAGTTGTAATTCCCGTTTACCTTCATACGGATTGACTATTGACAATATCTCGTATGTCCTACCCTCACAGGTAACTCTACACCCCGGCTGTATTTCTGCCAGGTAGCGGATTATTATTTTCCCTTCGATGTCTGAATTGACCTGTTGGGCTGAAAAATACTCATTACCACGTAGAGGTTCTATCGAAGCCCATACCTGAGCAAATGTAGAATAAGAATCTACCCATTCGCCCATTGAGTTCTGCGAGATGGTCTTCTTCTGGATTGTAACGTATTTATCTAATCGACCCGCTCTCATCCAAATATCCGCCTCATATGCAACAATGCGTCTACCGCCCTGGGTAATTTCTGGAGGCTCATGGCAATTACGGTGTCCTCCCTGTTCTCATACCAGTGCCCGATAGCCAGCAACATCGCCTGTCGTATCTGCTCCGGCACGTAAGAAGAATCAGCGCCATATCCGCAGATATATCTTACTACTACCCCGTTGGCTGGTCTCAAAACAGTAGACGGCCATGATTCGCCATAGTTTAAAACAACCCGCCCAGGCTCGCTCTTGGTGTCCACAAAATAATCCCCAGCATCAATAAAATACTCCGTGTCATCGATGTCGTAATATCTGATAATGACTGAGGCTGTGGCGGTGCCGGTTCCGCTTCCCGCGCCGGTTGCCGTGAAAACCACCCCGACAGTATTTGCCGATGCTCCAATCAGAGTAAAATCAGTGCTGCCGACAGTAACAATCCGATACGTCGTACTAGTCACAAAGCTACCAGCGGTCACTGAAAGTATCTGAAGCGGTGAGCGTGGCAATTCGATATAGTTTCTCGCAGGAAAAGAGTCCAGCCAGAGTTCCCACGTCTGGTTGATATACGCCCTATTCTGATAATCCTCGCAATATTCCCTTGCTGTAGTAATCAGATTTGCAAGTAAAGCATCCTCTGTGCTGTAGGGAGACTTCTTGATAATATCCACGCCGAACACGCATGCAGCATTGGCGACTACCGCAATCGCTCTAATGTATTGCTTCGTTCCGGTATAGGCTTTTTCAAAAGTGGCATTATCGTTCGCTTCCGTCACCTGGGTAAAAGACCCACTAGCAACATCGGTATAAGTGCTATCGTCATCTGATTCTTCCAGATGCACATCAACAGTCCCGCCCGTTCCACAAGCCCCCGCTACCAGATTGACAATTACCTCTGTCCCTGAAACGTCAACACCCGTACCGTTATACGATGCTGCGCTTCTGCTAAGAGGGGCAAGGCTTTGACTGGTAGCAATATTATCCGCTAAAGACTGGCTGCTGATGCGAAGGTGATTTTTAACTTCTGTCAGGCTTAACGGTTCTACTGTCGGTGCTGTTACCAAATATAAAGCCATCTAAATCTCCTGTAAAGACTTGCTGCAATCTCCATTTTCACATCATGAGTGCTGAAATCTTAATCCTGCCATTTAATAACCTCCTGTAACTGTTACAGTCCAGCCTGCTGCCCTTAAACTATCAATATAGCCTTCCCCTGTTGCCGATGGTGCTGCGTTTGTTCCCCCACTCAGATTTACGTTACAGCTTACTCGCCCAGGCAAAGATAACGAATTGACTAAGTATCCTAATGTCGCATCAATGTCTGCTTGAGCAGCCATGGCATTTGTGGAGGCATTGAAAATGGCTAATTTAGACTGAACATCAAGCCGGATAACCCCACTGAATGAGTTGGTATTGAGGTAAAGATGCGTCAGTCCAGTAGGCCAGGTGTTACCTGATAAATCTCCGCTGAATGAGTTGCTGTAGAGGTAAAGATGCTTCAGTCCAGTAGGCCAGGTGTTACCTGATAAATCTCCACTGAATAAGTTGTTGTTGAGGTAAAGATTCACCAGTCCAGTAGGCCAGGTGTTACCTGATAAATCTCCGCTGAATGAGTTG